TTTCGAAGCTATGGCAGGGCAAGAGCCTAGCCTTCGTGTGGGGCGGCACGCGCAAGTCGTTCGCTCCAAGCATGCTCCGGGGCTACGGGTCGATAGAGGTCATCCAGTCGCTTCCAGAGCAGGCGTGGAGGGATCGCAAGAACATCCTCAAACGCATCGACGCGATGCCGGCCAGGCCCGATCTGGTGATGCTGTGCTTGGGTCCCGCGGCGACGGCGCTCGTACCGGACATCGTTGACCGGGGCATTCAGGCCGTCGACATCGGGCACCTGGGCGCGTGGATGCGCGTGCGCATGAAAGACGAGAAAGCGTTTCAAACGATGAACGATTTCGTTTGGCCCAACGGTGCTGAGAAGTACGGCAATCGGTACATCCACCGGACTCGTGATCTGACGACGGCGATCAACCTGTGCAAAAAGCGTCGTAGTTGTGTACAGGCAGGGGGACATGTCGGCGTGTGGCCCAAGCATCTCGGTCGGTACTTCGGCCAGGTGTATACGTTCGAGCCCGAGCTCCAGAACTTTCTGGCTCTGAATCAAAACTGTTCCGAGTCGCATATATTTCGATTTCAGGCAGCACTAGGCGACGTACACAAGCTTGTGGACCTAACGCTGCATCCGAACAACATCGGCGGGCACCACGTGAATCAGGGCACAGGGTGGACGCCGCAAATGCTGATTGACGACCTCGCCCTTCCCGACTGCGACATGATCGTGCTCGACATTGAAGGCTCCGAATTGGCTGCGGTCAAAGGCGCGCAAGAAACCATCAAGCGCTGCCGACCAGTGCTGCATCTCGAGATGCGTGGGCACATCGAGAAGTACGAACGCGGCACGACGGACGAATTGAAGGAGCTGCTGACCTCACTTGGTTACACGCTCCATGATGACGTGAATAATGACAGCGTGTATGTCCCGACCTGACCCACTCAAGAATGTTCCCGAGCCTGAACCGATCATCGAAGCAATTCGGCAGTTCGTTCGCGGGAACGAAAACCAGTGGAGATCGGGGCGTGCTGCGTTGCGTACGTATGTACGGTTCTACAGAACAATGCCCGAGCGGGCCGGTGTCGTGGCTTTTTTAGAGAGGGTTCTTGCGCATGGGGATCGTGAAAGAGTTGGGGGCCAACTGGAACAGGAAGGTGGACACCAGCGGGTTCGACGACAGCTACCTGAAGATGACGGATCGGCCGGAGCAGCTGACACGGAAGAACGAGCTGGTTCGGAAATTCCTACCTGAGTACATGCAGGGCGGCAGCGTGGTGCTCGATATCTCGTGTGGCGCGGGGGTCTTCCTCGAGATCATGCGTCACTACGGCAACGTGATCTACGGCACGAGCGTCGACATGTTCGACTTTAAGGATTCGCAAGATGTGCCGCACATGCCGCACGACTCCAACAACGTACCCTTCCCGTTCCGCGACAAAACGTTCGACCTCGTGACATGCTTTGGCTCAATGGCGAAGTATGACGAGGCGAAGTTGCCCGCGATTTTCGCAGAATTTTTTCGGCTCGCACGTAGGACTGTGTTGCTGAAACTCAACTCGTTCGGTTGGGTGGACAAGCATGACGACCTGTTGCAGAGCCCGCCTGACGGCTGGTCGGTTCAAGTCATTGGCGAGACGATGTGGAAATACGAATGGAAAAGCGCCAACTAATTTATCCGTACTACGAGAACCCGCAGATGCTCGTTACGCAGCTGCACACGTGGGCGAACTGGCCGCGCGACCTCGCGAAGAAGATCAAAATTATTTTGGTTGACGACGGTAGCCAAAAGACGCAGGCGATCCAGCTGATCGACGGCGCGGTCGGGCTCCCTGATCTTGAGCTCTATCGCATCCTCATCAACATTCCGTGGAATCAGAACGGTGCGCACAACCTCGGATTCGACCGTGCAGAAAACGGATGGTGTCTGACGACGGACATCGATCACGTCATCGAAGCGGACCAGCTCCGTGTGATCCTCGCGCTGGCGAAGAACCCGAAGTGCTACTACACGTTCGCTCGGCAGCAAGTGCGGGCTCCGGGCAAGGTGTTCAAGCGTCATCCGAATTCGTGGATGCTCACACGCGAAATGTTTTGGGCGTCGGGCGGCTACGACGAAGATTTTTCGGGCTTCTACGGCAGCGACGTATGCTTCCGCCGCGCGCTCACGCTCGTGGGCAAACGCGTCGATCTGCCCGATTCGTGCTACCTCACGGTGTACGATGAGAAAGACATTCCCGACGCCAACACTCGAGAGTGGGGGCGCAAGGACTCAAAGTACCATTCGGCCAATGATCCTGTACTTGCAAAGAAGCGCGGCAAGACGTATAAGGCCGAGAACCCGCTGCGGTTCCCTTGGGAGAAGGTGCTATGAAGAAGGTCGGCGATTGGTGGGTACCCGATCACATGCACTCGCCGGGGAACCACATCCGGCGCTCGGAAGTGATCCCTCGCGCGCTTGCTCACCTGCCAGCTACGCGGCGGCGGTTTGCTGTGCAGGCGGGCGGGCATCTCGGCATCTGGCCGCGCACGCTCGCAACGTGCTTCGAGTACGTGTTCACGTGGGAACCGATGTTGGAGAACCTCGCTTGCTTGGTTCGCAACATCACGCCGTTCAACAACATCACGGCGACGCAAGGATGTCTCGGCGACCGCAATGGCTTCGTCGACATGGAGTACTGCGCTCGCAATACGGGCAAGCACTGTGTCGCGCGGCTGAGTAAACAGGCGCATTCAAGCGCACGGATGGAAAAGCTCGACGACTACGTACAGCTGCGTGTGCTCGATGCGCTGTTCTTGGACGTGGAAGGGTACGAGTACAACGTGCTGCTCGGAGCTGAGAAACTCATTGCTGACTGTTTGCCATTGATCGTGCTCGAACAGAACGGACTCGATAAACGGTACGGGCACTCCGACAAAGACATCAAGCGATTTCTGGATCGCCACAACTATGTCAAGACTGAAACGTTCGAAGAAGACGTGATCTACACGCAGGAGAGTTGGAAATGATCCAGGTTGTTTGTTGGCTGTGGCCTCCGCGGGCGCGCTATCGTTCGCAGTTCGGCGCGAGCCACGTCAACATTTTTCGGAACATGATCGAGCGGCATCTGACGATTCCGCACGAAGTGTGCTGCATCACGAACATTCCGAGCGGTATCGATCCTCGCGTGCGGATCATTCCGTTGTGGGATACGTGGGCGGAAGTGCCGTCTCCGCACGGCGGGCTCTCTCCCGCTTGCTATCGCCGCCTGCCTGCGTTTGGCGAGCACATGCGGGAGGTCATCGGTGAGCGGTTCATTTCGTTCGATCTCGATCTCGTCATTACGGACAACATCGATCCTATCGTGAGCCGCACGGAAGACTTCATCATTTGGGGCTCGAAGCTGCGGCGCACGCCGTATAACGGCTCGTTGTGGATGATGAACGCCGGAGCGCGGAAGCACATTTATGAAGAATTTGATCCGCTTTGTACGCCCGCACTCACGCTTAAGGCGGGTTTCCACGGCAGCGACCAAGCGTGGATGTGTTACAGACTCGGGCACACCGAAGCGACATGGACGCCGGATCGCGATGGCGTGTATTCTTTCCGGACTGACGTTGCACTTAAGCGGTATAAGCTCCCGGACGATGCACGAATTGTGTTCTTCCAGGGGCACCACGATCCGCAATCGCGTGTCGACAACTCTCGAGCGAAGTGGATCAAGGAGCATTACAGATGAACTTTTTCGATTGGGGGTTCCTGCTCGCACTGGTTCTGTTGTTCGGCACTGAGTTCTTGGCGCTTGTGATGAAGGAGACACATAAGCACCAAACGTTTTCGCACAAGCTCATTGCGTGGATGAAAGCCGAACACACGACGCGGCGACGCGTCATGGTTGGCGTGTTCGTGCTCTGGTTGTTCTACCATTTCGTGTTTCAGTCGTTCTAATGGCGGCGATTAACGGTAACGCGCTGGTCAATTTCAGAACTCCGCCAACGGTTGGCGAGTTCATGATTGACACGTCTTTCGTTCGTCTCATCATGGGGCCGGTCGGAAGCGGCAAGTCAGCAGGCTGCTTCATGGAGCTCCTGCGTCGAGCGTACTTGCAAGAGCCCGATAACCAAGGCGTGCGACGCACACGCTTCGCCATCGTTCGTAATACGTTGCAGCAGCTTCGGCAGACCTGTCTCGCCGACATCCAGCTTTGGTTGTCCTCAATCGCGCACTTCCGCGTTACCGACCAGACCGTGCAGATTCGTCTCGACATGAAAGACGGCACGCGTGTGGAAAGCGATTGGATGCTCATCCCGCTCGATACAAAAGCCGACCAACAGCGTTTGTTGTCGTTGAACCTGACGGGTGCGTGGGTCTCAGAGTTTCGAGAAATTCCGCTCGACATCATCGACGCACTGTCTGGTCGTCTCGGCCGATATCCGTCGAAGGCGATTGCGCGACCGACATGGTTCGGGATCATCGCCGAGTCGAACCCGCCCGACGAAGACTCTGAGTGGTACACCAAGCTCGAGATCACACTTCCGCCCGACTGGAAATTTTTCAAGCAGCCCGGTGGGCTCAGCGAGTTCGCAGAGAACGTCGACAACCTGCCGGAGAATTACTATCCCAAGCTCGCGGCGAACAACAACCCCGACTGGGTGGACATCCATGTCCACGCTAAGTACGGCAAATCGTTGTCGGGGCAAGCGGTATTCCGTGCGACGTTCGATCCGGTGCGGCACGTATCGTACGAGGGCATCAAGGTCGTCGACGGTATGTCCATCATGGTAGGGCAAGACTTCGGTCGCACGCCGGCGAGTCTGATCGGCCAGATCGACAATATCGGACGTTTGGTGATCCTGCGTGAAGCTGCAACGCAGGACGAAAACAAAATGGGCATCGAGAAGTTCGGTAAAGAAGTTCTTCGTCCGATGCTCTATAAAGAGTTTCCGAATCGCGAGACCTTCATGGTCGCCGACCCGTCAGGGAAGGTGAAGACGCAGGTGCGTGAGGAATCTCCGTTCGACATGCTGCATCGTCTCGGCTTCATGGTGTATCCGGCGCAGACGAATGACATCGAGCCTCGACTGCGCGCGGTGGAGCAGTTGTTCCTGGCGCACAACGGGATTTTGATCGACGGTTCAAATTGCCCGCTGCTTGTACAGACGTTGAAGTTTCACTATCGCTACAAGCGGAAGCAAACTGGCACGCTCGATGACCAACCCGAGAAGAACCATCCGTGGTCGGACCTCGCCGACTGCTTGCAGTACATGGCGCTTGCCGTTCACGGCAATTACATTGGGAACCTTATTGCTCGGAAACGAGTTCGCCCTCGCGGGCCACAAGTGTCGGCAGGGAGTTGGACGTAGAGCCGTCGATAGTGACGCCGGTACGTTCGCCGTTTTTGGTTTCGATGGTGATGTTGATGACGGCTCCATGCGCGCCGCCGCCTCCCACCGCTGCTTCGCCCTTTGAGTTGGTGCGGCCGGCGAAGACGCCCATCGATTTGATCGCGTCGATCTTTTGCTGCCGTGGACTCTCCGCGTCGTGCGCGATTTCATAGAGAACGGGCAGTGAGTCCTCGAGCATGATCTCGGCTTTCTTGGTGATGCGCTTGCCGGCGTTAAGGTCGCCTTTCCACTCGCCGATGGCTTCAGCGAGCATGCTGCGAAAGGCCGGCGACTTCTTCAGAACGTCCCACTGCGCCTGGGAAATCTGGTACTTGAGGCGGATACCCGCGGCGTCTGACAACCCTGCTGCGAGCTCGGCGCAGATGGTTGCGCTTAGGTGTTCTAGGTCTAGGATGGGGGCGAGTACGGCAGCCATTGCTCAATCCAGTGTGGAACTGTTTGACAAGCCTACTATAAATCCAAGATTATGTTGACCCATGCCGTCTCTAGCAAGCGCGATCCCTCGTCAGTTACCCGGTGGGGGCATGCTCCGAGTCGTATCCAACCAGACCTTGGTGGATCAGGAGAGAGCCGCCGCAGCGCAAGCAGACGCCGACCGTAAAGCCCAAGAAGCCCCGCTGAACCAACTCGCTGCGTACATCCGAGGTCGGATGACGGAGATGAGAAACTTCCGGAATACGGAAGGTATCGGCGAGCGATTGCTC